CAACTGGTGAACGTGTTAAAATAAATGATCCAATTGGAAGATTTGGTCGTATTTGGACACCTGATTCTCGTTTTACAATTGATGAAGATAATCCAACAATTCGAAGTGAAACTGGATATCCCATGTGTATTCCCCGTGCTGCACCCGGTGTCCCAGAAACAGATACATTATGTCCACAAACTAACAGACCATTAGATGCGGCTTCTCCATCTGGCTTTGCAATGATATTTACGATGCCTGCATTAGTAAATGTCAATATAAATACACCAAATCCATCGGTAATGACTCCATTTGAGATTGGTGATTATGTTTCATATTCTGGCATATTATTAAATAATGGAGCTAATGATTATATTGCTGCTTATCAGGTAATTGCTAATGTTGGATTATTTACAACACCTGGAACAGATCCTGCATATGTGGCTACTGATGTTATGTTATTAGGAGTTGGTGGAATAACAGTAGCAGGGGGAATTGAAGCTACTGCACGTACAAGATTTGAAGGATTTACAACAGATCCAAGTAGAAATATATTATTATACGCGGTTGATGTCGATCCATGTACTGGAGCAAATCTTAATTCTTTAAGAAGTTGGGGTTCTATGAATGTAGATCAAGGTCCTCCTACTGGTGCAGTTCGTGGTAGGTGGAGATTTCGTCCACCTTCAACAGTATTAACATCACCCCCTGCTGGAACATTTCTTCCTGCTACACGTGAAATGATAGCCGCTCTTGAAACATCACCAGGTTCAGGAATACCATCAATACCATTTGTAACTTTGAATAATTTATCGGCTGGAAAATATCAAGCACCTATTTTTGAGTTTTTATTTCCTGAAAATGCAAATGTAGGTACACCTATAGTACCTAATAATTTTGAAGATATGCCGTTCTTGGCATTTGGATCTGGTCCATTAAACGGAGTAGGTACTATAGTATCTCAATTGGATCCATGGCCACTTGGATTTACGGTGGCTCCTACACCTAAAAATTGCACTATAAGTACTGTTACTGCTAATGCAGGGGCTGTGCAAACAGTAATTTCAGGTGCAGCAGTTACTTTAGCAGGATCTGCAATAGATACAGCTAACGCACCACCGTTTACATTTACGTGGACACAAGCTACATCTGATACGGTGAAAGTAGTATTAACACAAAATACATCAACTGGAGTTGCAACATTTACTGCGCCAACTATTAACTTTGGTCAAGCAGCAGTTGTATTACATTTTAGTCTTATTGCTACAAATAATAATGGTGTAACTTCAGCTCCATCTAACACAACTGTAACAGTTAACCCTGTGGCAGCTGATGTAGTTGGTATTAGCTTAGTTGAATATCGTACAACTAAACTACGATTAACTATTAATGCTAGTTCATCTGCACCTACTGCAATATTAACAGCTACAATGTTTGATGGAAGCGGTGTAGCTCAAGGGTCTGCTACAATGACACTTGCAGGTGGAATATATACTGCAGTATTTGTTGGTGTTGCACAACCAGCTACAGTCAAAGTAACTTCTGACCATGGTGGTATAGCATCATCTCCAATCACTAAATTGAGAACTTAATGATATAACAATAAAAAGGGGATTAAATCCCCTTTTTATTGTTTAAAATAATTTATTAACTTTTAGAAATTTTAATACCTTTATCAATCTTAGTACCAATCATAACCACTTTTTTAGTCTTATAAACACATGTAGCTCCAATCGGTGCACCTTTTAATGTTTGTTCAATTTCAACTTTAATTTCCTGAGCTGATGATTTATCTGTTTCAATTGTATATATTGGTGATTCATTTAATTCTTTTAATTTCATCGTATAACTCTCATTATTCTTAATTTATCACGTAACGCTAAAATGTGTTTGCAAGATCCTAATACATCCATTGGGTTAACAGACGGTCTATTTGTCTTAGCAATATATTGTGGTGGCGGGTTTCCTACCAAACTTTTATTCTTAAAATGTTGTTGTGCAAATCTAAATCTGAAATCTGCACATGTACAATCGACTTTGACTTGATCTTGCATTATTAATATTGGTGTAATATTGTGATCTTCATTATCGGTTCCATGTACAACAACAGTTCGTTGATCAGGTTCTTCTTGAAATTGTACATTATCAAATACCATACTTGTATTATAATTATGTCCGTTACTTTGAGTTTCAGCAAGTACTTGTAATGTGGTAGAGGGTATATATGGTATAAATTTTATATTTTGTACATTTACTGTATTAACTATATGTTGTCTTTTTTGAGTAGCTGGAAACCCTCTTGTATTATTAGCATCAATTTGTGGTAATGTTATTTCATTTAAGTAGTCTTTTAATGGTTTCATATGTATTCCCTAAAGTATACATATATTTATAATTAAGCTTATATTAGTTCAAAGTCACCATAAACATCTTCACACATTTCTTTAACCTGGTCATTATCAAATATTACTGTTGTACGGTAACCCATTGTTTTACCTTATATTATATGAATTACATCAAATTCATTATATGATGGGTATTGTATATTTGCATATTGTTTTTTAACTATATTCATATCAACAATTTTATCAGTTCGTGCATTTTGTCGCTGTTCTAAGATTTTTAATGATGATGTTAAATAAACTGCATGTGTAACTATATCGTTGTTTCGAGCCACATCGAGAAAAAATCTACGATGTTTTGTAAATAGGTTAGTACCATCAATGATAATCATTTTTACAGAACTTTTTACTAAATTTACGTACTCTCTTTGCCATCTACCATTGAATTTTGGATCAGATAATGCAGCTTCATGTACATAGTCATATTGCTCATTTGGGTTCATAATTAATAAATCAGAATACCAATCAAGTCTAAGTTTATCCAAAGAAAATACAGCAATTACATCAGGTGTACAGTCGTTAACTAATTTATTTGTTATAGTAGATTTACCTACTCCAGATGGTCCAATAATCATATGTACATGTCTATCACCGATTATAACATCAGGTGAACCTTCATAGTTTGTATATGCATTCAACCATGTTTGTTGTCTAATACCTTGTGCTTCTGCGTTGTCGTTTATACGACCTCTACCATCAGCAAGTAACACATTAGTAAATGTATTTTCACCTATTGATTTTCCTGTTTTGTAAATACATTCAAGTTTATATTTATTTTTAATATCATACGGTAGATGATGTTCTATCATCCAACCAATATTATAAATACTTTGAAAATTAAAACAGGGGAAAAAATAAATCAATATTCCATAATGTTCAACTGCCCAATTTTCCCAAATTCTAGCTGAAATAAGCTCGTGACCTGGATAACTATGATAGTGTCCTCGTTCTTCTGAAAATTTATTTACTTCAGCTGCTGGTTTACCAACATCATGAAATAAACACGCAAATGCACCTTCTAAATCACACAACTTCCATTTATGTGTAGTTAAGTCAAAATATTCATTTAATACCATATATGTATGTACTAATACATTTGCTTCACGATGATGCATACTACCTTCTATAGTACATTTCATTTTATAAAATATATCGCTACTTTGCATAAGATGATATGCAAGTAATTTAAATTTATTATTCATTATTCATTATTCTCTTTAATTAATGATTAATTATAATATATAATTACATATTAATCAACCTAAAAATGGGTAATCACCCCATGGATCAAAAGAATTTGGATCATTTACGTCATGAAATTTTCCAATTTTATAATGCGCATATTTCGACTCATAAAAACCACCTCCAATTACCATAGGAGTAGGTGCATCATCTATAGTAGGTTTACTACTTGAATCGAACTCATTAATCAAACCTGTGTTATACAACACTTCATACACATTATCCTCATACTGCACTAATTCATCCAATATACGCACAACAATTAACATAGATGCAATACAATCATCTGTTGCACCTCTACGAGCACCATAACTACCAGCTTGCCTAACAAAATCTTTCATTTCAATGATAGCATGTTTAGATTTAACTTTTATTCTACCACCTTCAAATAAATTCTTAAAATTTATACAAGCTTTTGATTTCGATTTACCGCTAGTATTCATACCGGCTCGGTTTTTACCTTCTTCTGATATAAATTCTCCATATTCAGGAGAATCATCATCTGTTTGGTAAATACCTATAAACCCTTCTCCAACACCATTATTTTCAACACTAAAATATATATTTGTAATTTTAGCAAATATCATTTTCTTAATCATATACTTAAATGTGGTATAAACAATAGCTGATGAAGTTGTATTTGATCTAAATTCAGCTACTTGTTCTAAATCTGGAAATGAAAAAACACTCATAACTGTATAATCATTTTCAGAACCAGTAGCAGGGTCTATACCAATAATATACGATTTATTAGGGTCAAGTGTATCGAACCAAACAATTCCTCTTGCATCTGGTTCAGGAGGTTGTTCAATTGGATATGTAGCTAAGTATAATGAATTAATTAATAGTGGATCTGAGGAAATAAATTGACAATTGTGACTTAATATTCCATTTGCAAAAAATGTATGTGATGGTATTTCGATAATATCATACACTTCTGTTAATTCATCAAGCTCAATATCAATTACTGTTTTATTTTTAATTCCAGACAAAATAATACCTGGTGTAATATTTTTGACAAATATTTCTGTATTATCCTCCAAGAAAAATATATGTGAATCAGTGGCTTTTATATTTGTATTATCATTAAATGTAAGTTTATAGGTTTGAGATACTCCCATATATGCAACACCCGCAAATGTTTCGTATCCATTTGGTGTTTTTATTTTCCAATTATTAATATTGTGATTTAGTTTCATATTTACATCCTTTTGATAAATTTTCTCTCCATGGTAACATTTGTAAATTTTCTACTGCTGCAATTTCATGTAGGACAATATTATTTAAAAATCCGGATATATTATTTCAAAAAAATCTTGATAACTTTCAAATCCGTTAGCTCTAAGATGTCTTAAAAATCCACCATTTGCTCTACAATATGTATTATTATCAATTGGTGAAATAACATACGGTTGTGCTAATTGTTCATGTATATTCATTTTCTGCAAGCTCCATGTATAAATCTTTAATAGAAATATCTCGAACATTTCCGAGATCATCAATTATATTTATCATAGTTTCACTTTGCAAGCATTCATATTCCTGGGACCATTTAGTAATCCCAATTTTACCAATTTGTTCTTGCTTAAATGCTTCATCTCTACCAGGTGGTTCATCCCATTGAATTTCAACTGGTGTAAAACCATTAATACCTGCAAGTGCACCTCTCCATAATTGTGCGTAAAGATTGTGATCTCCATTTGGAGTAGACGCAATAAGAGCTTTACCTCCTGTTGCTAATGTAGGTGAAATTGCAGTCCAAAATAATTCAGCAACATTTGGGTCCACGTGGCCGAATTCATCCCCGAAAAGAAGAGATATTGCTAATCCTCGACCTGATTGTGTAGTTGTCGCTTCTGAATCGATTTTTGAGCCATTACTAAACCATTTTGAATGCATATTCCAATGTTCTGAATCAATGGATGGTTTTAACCAATGCGGTAAATGTTCATACATGAATTCAATACGAGTTATCATTTCCATTGAACCAGCATTTCTATTTGATACAATTAATATATGTTTATTATCATGAAATATAGCAAACCAAAGTAAAAATGCACTCGCTGTTGTCGATTTCCCTGTTTGTCGAGGTGATTTCACTATAACATTAGAAGCAGTATGATAATTATGAATAAGATTACGTTGATATCCATGTAATTTAAATGATACTACTCCCAATACTGGATGTACAATCTTACAATAATTATCAATAAAATAAATAGGGTCAGTTGCACAACGAACTAATTCATGCATCTGTTCTGCGGTATATTCATCTAATACACCTGATTTTTTTAAATATGGGTTTCTCTTTGCCATTTATAATTTCCTTTTATATTTCACCTGGGCTTAAATACTCCCTGTGCACTTGATCTCCATTATCAGCTTAAGGATTTGCTACCGTTTCATCATTATTCTTAATAACTCATCTCGATCCATTATTAAATTATTATTTGTAATATTTGTATCAGTTGATTTAACAGTTTTTATTTTTTCTTTTTGTTGTTTTAGATTTGCTTTTTCTTTGGCTGCAGCGAGAGCTGTATTTAAAAACCCATTTGCAACTTCCATATTACGAGCTTGACATCGAGGATCTGCTCCCATACTAACTGTACTTGCTTGTGCTGCATACGCTAATAACGCTGTGTTGTATATATTTTCATATTGGTTTTCAATTTCAACATCTTTTTCATCGTATAACTTTTCATCAACTATTTCAGATTCAACTTGCATAACATCAATAATAGTTGTACCAGTTTCAATCCCAAATACCTTCTCTAATGGATGTTCTATTACTTGCTCAACAGTAGTTGTATGTATCATGATAACTCGCTTAACACGTTGTTTTTATGTACTATTTATATTTAAAAAATAAGGGGGAAATATATTAAAAAAAGAGTTGCACTTTGGAGCGTTATGATATAAAATCCTTTGTGACACGAAGGGGGAAAGATCTATACTATATAATATTAATATTATATTAATATAGTATTACTGTTGGCTTTTCTACAAAAATGTACTTATCCAAACATTTGTTTTTCAGTTAATAACCGAAAAGTTAATCCATGTTTTTTACAAAATAATGTACAAGATAACCATTTCGCTTTATTAATCGCGAATTGAATATCTTCATATATTTTTGAACGCCTATTGTGAGATTTTGATACAATAGTTTGTTTATGAGGTTTAACTTCAATAATTTCTTTATGTAATACATTATTTTTATCAATATATTCTACATAATAATCGGGATAATATTTGTGAATCTGTTTATCAGTTGGTTTAAGATATGGTATTGCAATAGGTTCAGAAGCCCATTTTAAAACTTTTGGATTATTATCTAAAAATAGATGTAGATTTAATTCCCAACTTGATCGAAATATGATTTTAGTTGAATCGCCTATGTATTTTTCTTTATTCTTAGGTGTATAATACCCTTGAGTAAATCCAGCCACAATTTTATTATCCGTAATTCATTGCGCCAACATCCTGCATATCTCTCATAAATGAATTTGCAGATGCTTTCGGTGCAGAAGTTGGAATAACGGCACCGGCTGCCATTTCTGATAACGATGGCATTATTTTAGGTGATGTACTACTTATATAATTTGTATTATTAATTATATTATTAGCAGAAGTTGACATTGTTGCAACTTGTGCATTTGCTAATCCTGCATCAATAACATTACCTGGTATAATACCAGAAGCTGCAGGCATAAATTTAGCATCAGTAATTTGAGGAATATTGGTACCTGGTGCTACAAATCTTGTACCCTCACTGATAATTCTAAAAGAATTATTACCTGATTGATTTGGAGATGCAGAATCTAAATATGTCAAATCTTTTATCGGTTTAGACTCAAATACTCCACCTTTAGAATCATTTGTACCTAAATCAACTGGATGTTGATTTTCCATAAGATCGAGTAATCCAAGTGGTTGTCCAGGTACTTTTGCTTTAACACCAACTTGTACATCAAAACCGTCATAAGCCATATTAATATTTATTGAACTACCTTCAGTACCTGCACTCATATCCCAATCACCTAAAGTAACTTCAAGTATTTTTGGTTTATGAAATGTATAAACATCCATTGTTGCATTAAAATTATATAAATGACTTACTGTTATGGTATTAATAACATTAAAATTGTCGTGTCGTGTTTGTAATCCATAAGAACTAGATGCACGTAAATAATTCATACTATTTGACTCATAACTATCTGCATTTGTTGTATTAAATATCGGGCTAACTTTTCTCAGATATCCTACTACGAATTTCATCGCTTCACTTTGTATATCGTCATGTATTTCAAAATTAAATGGTTTATAAACTGTTCTTTTTGGAACCATAGATCGAAAATTATAAAAATTAACTTCATCATGCTCAATTGTAATTGTAGGGCGTTCAAATTTCTTAATTAAAAATGTAAAACTGTTGTTTATAGTTTTATATTCATCTACAAATTGAATATTAACAATATATAAAAATTTGAATTTTGGGGTATAATTTGCTTTACCATAATCTAACACAGATGCATAAGATTTTTCACTTACAATACTACTTCCAGCTGCCGCATTTGTACCGATTGCGCCTAGACCTTGTCCTTGTCCTGGACCTAATGCACCAAGAACTGCGTTAGATACAAAATTTGGTACACCTAAATTATTAAGTGACCCACTCGTTAATGATGTTAACGTATTTGTCAATCCATTCATACCACTAGCAATACTACCAGTAATACCAGGATCATTACTTAATATTTTATTAACATTATAATTACCAAACCCAGGTAAATTATTTAATGTTAAATTTCCATCAATAATATGTTCAAATACTGTAGCTGCTGAATATAAACCAGATTGTACTACATTTTGTAATATTCCACCAACATAAGGTATATTTTGTAAATTTACCCCAATACTATTCATAATACTATTAGTACCTTGAGACATAGCCATTCCAAGCCCTTGTCTTACAGCTTGATTATACGTACCTATAGTTTGAGAAACACCAGTATTTACTACACCTTGAAGCCCAGCTTGGGTCGCTGCACCCGTGGCATCAAAGACACCACCGAGTAGAGACGACCCATAAGACGTTACAGTATCACTTATAGCCATAAACTTTAAATACTACCGCCACCTAATGCATTACCTTGACCAGTTGTATATGCCATAATATCTTGATGCGCATGATCAAATCTTACTGAAAGATCGATAGTCACTTTTTCACCATCTGAATAATCTAAATCTGTAAAATTAGCACTTTTAATCCAACAACCCTCAAGATGCCATACTTCAAGTATATTAATACCACCGTCAAGCATTTCAATTCTCGTTCCGAATTTATATTTTGATGCTTCAGGAGCTGTAGCTAACCAAGGTCCTGAACCAGGTGCAATTAATAATTGTTGCTTTTCAAGTTGATCTCTAACAACACTTGTTGCACCGCTGGTAACATCATCTTCAACAGTCATCGTACATTCAGACCACTTATGTTTAGTTGCAATAAATGCAATTGTGTTATAACGATGTATTTCAACTTCATCAAAATCTAATTGTGGTCTTGACACTTTAACTGCTTGCATTGTAAGGTCACGTGAATCTGCCAATCCACCACCAATTTGTACAAAGGTTACACGCCATCTGTTTTTCAACTTAGGTTGTAATATACCTCTGTAGTTTGATGCAATACCCATATCTGTAATTGTAGCCATATATAATATCCTCTGTATATAGTATTAATACTGTTTTAAGATATTTATACAAAATGATGGAAATGTATGGATTTTTTAATAAATTAGATTTGATTTTAAAAGCGAATCATTATATAATCATCATTGTTAACATTATTGATAATACATAATGGGTGGATAATATGACAGCAGAAGAACAAATACAAGCAGAACAAAAACGTACATATGATAATATGAGTTACGCTGAGCGTAAAATCGTTATGAATCAAATCAGTTGTTAAATTTATTTTTAAATAAGTTATAGTTATGATTACTTGGGATGCAGCAAAAAAACTAGCTGCAATAAAAGTGCCACTACCTCCACCAATGCCAGATATAATACCAGTATACTATGCGTATAAAGGTGATAATTGGACACAGTTTGATGATTATAAAAAAGCTAGATTGTGTTCTAATTTAATCATTCCACGCTGTGCAAATCAACTTGAACGAGACACAGTCAGAAAATGTCAAGAGTTGTTTAATAATGAAACGATGAATGTATGGCTAGATCATTTAAAAAAAGAATACAATATGCTTATAATGTATGGTATATTTGATACTGTGTATCATAAAGCTTATGAACAAGGGCATTCATATGGTATGGATGGAGTTGCATCTCAAATGGATGCATTAAATGTTTTTCTAATGGACGATGTACTACCAAAATACACATTATACATAAAACAATGTATGTTCCCACAAAATTAAGCGCCTGTTAAAGGCGCTTAATTTTATACAATGTTATATAGTTATTAACCAGCATTATTACCAGTTAATTTAGCTCCAGTATTAACTATTCTAATAGGTACATAAATAAATTCTACAGCCTTCATTGGCTTCAGGGCTATATCGCACCACAATTCTGATCTATCAATTCTATCGGGGGTATTATTACTACCGTCACACAAGACTGCGAAGTCATATAATCCACGTTTTATTTGAATATCATGTAAAAAGCTTTTAACTAACGCTACTACGCTATCACGAGTAATTTGATCATTTGGTTCAAATAAATATTGAACTAATGCTTTACGTAAACTACGTTTAATGTATATAGCTAATCGAACAACGTTAACTCTATCTGTAGCTCTTGCATAATAACCTGGTACAGATGTTCTTTGACCCCATATTGCAATACCAGTGCCTGGTGAATCAAATATAGGATTTAAAAACGCTGGTGATCCATATAATGCATTTCTTTGACCTTCATTTAAACTTACAGCAACAAATGTTGTAGCTGCACCTAATGTTCCAGTGACATATCCAACAGCAGTTACACCTGAAGAATTAGTTACAAGTCCACGGGTCATACCAGCTGGTGCGAACCAAACTTGACTAACACTATCACTATATGTATACGCAGCTAATGCAACTCCTGATGTAGCACAAACTATGTTATTACCATCTAAATTTGAACAATATCCATGTGGATAATAATATGCACCCCATTCAGATCGTACTCGTACATTTGGAGCAGCACCAGTTGTATTACTCCAGTTAACAACGTCTTCCGGATTAAGCGTCATCGGTGTATCGGCAATAACAAATGCTTCGTTTCTAATACCATTTGATAAATTTATTAATTCATCAACACATTCCGGGTAACCAGGACAAAGCATTAAATTATATTGATACATTTCAGATTTAACGTCTTGATTTGAATTAATTGTTGACTGTAACGCTCTAACTATTGATTGACGTCTAATAGCATCAGTAGCACCTAAACTTGTTGAATTTAAGAAATAAACAGTGTATTGAAACGCTTCTGTAGCAAGTAATAGCGTATCAGCAGCTTCTGCAGGAGTCCATTCTGTTTCTTTACCAAGTGTTGATCCGTGTGCACCTGCTACCCATGTAGCAGCAAGTCCAGCTAATCCAATATAATTACCTGTAGTTGCATGATCATAACCAAGTTCATACATAGGTAATGGAGTTATAGTGTGATCGGATTCAAATATGAGTGAAAAATATTGAAGTGGATTAGTTTGTCTATTACTAAATAAATATCTATCATACGCTATACTCATTGCAATATGTGATAAAGTCATAAACTCAGTTTGGTTAATGGTTGTTTTAAAATCAAGATCAACTGGAATATAACCATTTTGATTATTATACTCTAATATTAACGCAGTTGCTAACGCTTCAATTGATGTAGCTACAGCAGTACTTTTAGTATTCCATGTCGTTAACACACTTAAACGATCATCATCTAAGTCAACATTCGCTCTTACAACATAAGCTAATGCACCAATATTTAAAAATTGATTCAATGCAAATAAACCGTACTCATTTCTTGCATCTCCATGTTGTTGTAAACCTTGTATATCATATAAGAATTTAGGAATACCATATAAACTTATACTTTGTGTTATTGATGTAATTGTTCTTACTATATCTGATTCATATGTACCCGCGGCACCTGTTAAATCAGTTAGTATTTTTTCTTCTTTTGTAGCCAGAAAAATCAACGGTATAGTAATTGCCGTAGCTGGTATATAAAAAGATTCGTCTATTATTGTAACAGACACTCCAGGTGAAATAAGATCAGCCATTTGTATATCTCCTTTATGGATAATTTAATAAGTATGTTATTCTTATTTATCAGCGCTTTAAAAATCTTACAAAAAACTATTTGCAATAAATAATTAACTAATATAAAATATATAGATAATCAAAATAAGGGAAGATTATGAGCACTATAATATATAAAACAAACAACGCAGCTATAAATAACACATTACCTCGCAACACGGATGGTGTCCCCATTAGGAATTACAATTTAACCAGTAATGATATCATAGATGAATTGTTTAAGTTATATACTCCCACTAATTATGAATTATTGAGAGAAGATCTACAGGTAACGATGTATACAGATCCGCAATATCCAGTTACATTAATTGGTGTTATTGTAATAAATGGTGCAATATCCGGT